CATTTTATCTAGGCAAGTCGTAACAGTTAGATATTCAACCATTATAAATAGTCTCAGTAGATAAATTTTACTGGGACTTTTTTATGGCCACTCCAACTACAAGAACTGAATTTAAAAAGTATTGCTTAAGAGAACTCGGTCATCCCGTTATAGAAATCAACGTTGATGAAGACCAAGTTCAAGACCGTATAGATGACGCACTTGAATTCTATCGAGACTTTCACTACGACGGAACTGAGCATGATTATTACAAGCACGTAATCACATCAAGCGATATTACCAACAAATACATAACACTTCCTGAAAGTATTATTGGTGTTGTTGGAGTTATGCCTATTGGTGCTGGTGTTAACACCAACAATCTATTCAACCTTCGGTATCAAATTACACTCAACGAAATCTACGACTGGGCGCATGGTACGTTTGCGAACTACTATATGTCTATGGAACGTATTGCGTTGATGCAGGAGTTGTTCGTTGGTCAAACTTTAGTTCGTTTCAATAGACATACTGATAAACTATATCTAGATATGGATTGGGCAGCGAAAGTATCTGCTGGAGAATACATTATTGTTAACTGTTACAAAACGGTTGACCCTGCTACTTATGCTGATGTATGGGGTGATCGTTGGTTGCGTAAATATTGCACGCAACTTATCAAACGTCAATGGGGAACTAATCTTAAGAAGTTTACGGGAATGACACTTCCTGGCGGAATTACCTTTAACGGTGAACAAATTTACCAAGAAGCAGATGAGGAGATTAAAAGATTGGAAGAAGAAATGGTCAATACTTACTCTCTTCCAACCTACGACATGATTGGGTAATTGAATGCCTACTGTAAATCATTACTTCAACAATTTCTCAAGTTCGATGGAGCAAACGCTCATCGAAGATCTTATTATAGAGTCTATTCGTATCTATGGTATTGAGTGTTTATACATCCCTAGAACTCTAGTTAAAGAAGATCTTCTATTCGGTGAGGACGTACTATCGAAGTTCGAATCAGCATACGCTGTTGAGATGTATGTTAAGTCTGTTGACGGATTTGAGGGAGAAGGCGATTTCTTATCTAAGTTTGGTTTAGAGATACGTGACCAAATGGTACTAACCGTTTCTCGACGCAGATTCGAAGATGAAGTGTTCTCTGATGAAACGTATAGTAACACAGTACGCACTACGGGTCGTCCAAACGAGGGTGATCTTATTTGGTTCCCGCTTAACAATAAGTTATTTGAGATTAAGTTCGTAGAACACGAAGCAGTGTTTTATCAGATGGGTTCGCTTCAAACATACGACCTCACTTGCGAACTGTTCCAGTACTCTCACGAGAGACTGGATACTGGTATCACTGAAATCGATGCTATCGAAACTGCACAGTCTGGAGATATGCTTGCTTATCAAGTTACCACTGAGGCAGGCGATATACTTACTATGCAAGACGGTTCTCGAGTTATACAGGAAGGTTACAGAATCGAGGATACGGACGACAGTGCTAATAACGAGTTTTACGAAACTCAAACAACTGGACTCGCTGACGGTAGCGGACTCAACTTTATTGACTGGACTGAATCAAATCCATTTGGTGAATTATAATGACAGATTATTTTTACAATCAAACTATTCGTAGATTTATTATTATGTTCGGTCGTATGTTTAACGACATCGATGTTGTGCGTCTTGATTCTTCCAATACTGTAACACAACAGATACGTGTTCCTATTGCTTATGGGCCAAAAGAAAAGTTCCTAGCACGTTTGAACATGGATCCTGGATTAAATCAACCGACTGCTATTCAGTTACCACGTCTTGCTTTTGAGATGACGGATATGATCTACGCACCCGAACGTGGACTGAATAAAATGAATAAGAGTTCGAGTGCTACTCGTTACTCTAACAGCGTAGCAACTCAGTACACTCCTGTACCATATAACTTCAATATGTCTTTATATGGTATGTTTGATAACAATGAAGATGCAGTTCAGGTAGTGGAGCAAATCGCTCCGTTCTTCAGACCAGAGTGGACAATGAGTATGCGTTTATCTAATAGTGTACCTGACTTTTACGATATTCCTACTGTATTAAACAGTATGACTATTGAGGACACTTATGAAAATGATTTCCAAACTCGCAGAGCAATTATCTATACTTGGTATTTTAGTATCAAAGGATATCTCTTTGGTCCGACTAAAAATAAGGGTGTGATTAAAAGAACTATTGTTGATATTGCTGCGCAACCAACAAAAAATCCAATCGCTACGGAAGTTGGCCCGAACAAGAGAATTATACTTACTCCTGGACTTTTAGCAAACGGAAACCCAACATCAAATTCTTCAGCAAGTATTGCCTATACAGGCATTACTGCTAATACGAATTATGGGTATGCGTTTGATTCTTATGATTACTTTGATGGCATAAATAGGCATGATCACTGATGAAAAATTTGAAAGATAACATGAATGAAATCCTCAATATAGAAGGGGATTTGATAGTGGAAGATAACAAAAGAACAACCGTAATTCCTAAGTCTCAAGATAGATCAAAAGAAATACGAACCGACTACGAATATGCTAGAAGCAATTTGTACGGTATAATCGAGACTAGCACAAATGCACTAGATCAACTGGTAGAACTCGCTAAAGCAAGCGAGCATCCTCGTGCATTTGAGGTTGTAAGTCAACTTACCAAAACTCTAGTTGATGCCAATAAAGATCTTCTGGAGATTCAAAAGAAAGTTAAAGAACTCCAAAAAGAAGATCAAAAGGTGGATGGAGAAGCAAACGTAACCAACAATAATTTATATGTTGGATCAACTGCTGACTTATTGAAGATGATTAAAGATGGATCCGATTGAAAAAGGTTATCTTGGTAACATCAATCTAAAACGTAAGAACGTTGCAGTTGAATGGGACGAAGAAAAAGTTAAAGAGTTCTTGAAGTGTGCTAAAGATCCGATATACTTCGCGGAAAAGTACATTCAAATTGTCCATGTAGATCATGGTCTTATACCCATAAAACTCTATCGGTATCAAAAAGAAATCGTAGATAAGATTACCAACAATCGACGTGTAGCGGTGGTTACATCTCGCCAGGCAGGTAAGACTACAACCGCAGTAGCAGTTATCTTACACTATATTCTATTCAACGATCATAAAACCGTTGGTCTACTAGCAAATAAAGGCGACAGTGCACGAGAAATCTTAGATCGTATTAAGATTGCGTACGAAGCATTGCCTAAGTGGATACAGCAAGGTGTGATCGAATGGAACAAGGGTTCGGTAGAATTCGAGAACGGATGTAAGATTATCGCTGCGGCAACTTCTTCAAGTGCGATTCGTGGTAAGTCGGTTTCGTTTCTATACATCGATGAGGCAGCATTCGTTGAAAATTGGGACGAGTTCTTTGCTTCGGTTTTCCCTACGATATCTTCAGGTGTTACTACTAAGATTCTACTTACTTCTACACCCAACGGATTAAATCACTTTTATAAGACTTGCGAGGGTGCTAAAGACGGCACTAATGGTTATCAGTATGTGGAAGTACCATGGGAAGAAGTCCCAGGAAGAGATAGTGCTTGGAAAAGCGATACTCTTGCGTCAATGGATTTTGATATGCAAAAGTTTGCTCAGGAATTCCAGTGCGAATTTTTAGGTTCTTCTGGCACTTTGATTGATGGTAGTAAATTAAAGGCGTTGGTTGGACGCACTCCTCTACAAGAAAAGAACGGAATTAACTTATACAAACAACCAGAAAAAGAACATACATACTTTTGTATTTGTGATGTTTCACGTGGTAAAGGGTTAGATTACTCAGCGTTTCATATTATTGATGTTACGAAAATGCCTTATCAGCAAGTTTGTACTTTCAAAGATAATATGATAACTCCTGTGGAATATACTGAAATTATACATAGAATGTGTAGTATGTACAATGATGCGTTTGTTTTAGTTGAGATAAACGACATCGGCGAGCAAGTGCCTGCATTGCTTTTATTTGATTATGACTATGAGAATATACTTTATACAGAGTCAGCAGGGAGAGCAGGCAAAAGAATCTCTAGTGGTTTCGGTAAGAAAGGAACTGCTATTGATAAAGGTATCCGTACAACTAAACAGGTTAAATCTGTTGGTTGTTCTATATTGAAATTGCTAATTGAACAAGATCAACTAATCATTAACGACTTTGATACTATTTCAGAATTATCAACTTTTTCTAGGAAAGGTACTTCTTACGAAGCAGAGCCAGGAAAGCATGATGATTTAGTGATGGGTTTGGTTTTATTTGCTTGGTTGTCAGGGCAACAGTATTTTAAAAACTTTACTGACAATAATACTCTAGCGACACTAAGAGATAAGACCCAAGAACAGATTATGGAAGATTTATCTCCTTTTGGAATCATAAATGATGGGATTGTTGATGATGCTGTAGAAAACTTGTTTGCTGATGATCCTGAATTTAAAGACGGGGAACTGGTTGATCGAAACGAACATCGTTTCTTCTAGCAATCCAATTTTATAAATACATAAATTACGGATAACAAGAAAATAAAGTCAAATTCTCTAATTTATAAATATTGATTGTAAATTGAACATTTGACTCTTTACATCGAAGGAGATAAAACATGCCTTTCCAAGTATCCCCAGGCGTTAATGTAAGCGAGATTGATCTTACTACGGTTGTGCCTGCGGTTAGTACCACTGAGGGTGCTATCGCTGGACATTTCCGTTGGGGTCCTGTAGATCAACGAGTTCTAGTTGATTCAGAGGACACTCTCGTAAACGTATTTAATAAGCCAAATTCAAACACTGCTACTGACTTTTTCACGGCAGCAAACTTCCTTGCCTATGGCAATGCGTTGTATGTTAATCGTGTAGTAAGTGGCGCAAATAACGCATCTACTGGATCAGCAGGTGCATACATTAAAAACGAAGAATACTATAACGAAACTTATGGTACAGGCGTTTCTTCCCATGGAGATTGGGTTGCTAAATATCCTGGTGAGTTAGGTAACTCGCTAAAAGTTTCTGTTTGCCAAAACGCAAACGCATGGCAATCTACCGTTTCAACTTCTTACTACGCAACTCGTAGCAGCGCAACTGTTACTCTTGCTGGTGATGGAACAGGTAGTTCTAATACAGAAACACAATTCGTAGTAGGCGACTTAATTCTTCTTGGCCCTGATAAGCAAGCAAGAAAAGTTAAAAGTCTGTCAGGTAACACCATTACTTTAACTTCTAACTACACAGGTAACACAGTTTCTAACTATACACCTGATCTTACACGTCGTTGGGAGTTTTTCGATAGTTTTGATACCGCACCAACAACAACTGCTTATGCTAACACTGTAAATTCACAAGGTGATGCGATTCATATTGCTGTTGCAGACGAAGATGGGTTAATTACAGGTCAGCAAGGTGCTGTTCTTGAGGTATATGAAAATGTTTCTCAGGCAGTTGATGCTGTAACAGATCAAGGTGCTGGAAACTATTATAAAGAACTTGTTAACCAGCAATCACAATATATGTGGTGGCGTGGTCATAACTCTAACCTCAGCAAAGCAGGAGTTCGTGCTGATCTAGGAACTAACTATCCTGGAAATGATCTTCCTGTAAGCAATAGTTTTGTAAAAGGTAAAGACGGTGCTACACCTTCTTCTGCTCAAAAGATTACTGGTTACAGTATCTTTAGAGACGCTGATACAGTAGACGTTTCATTCTTGCTCGGTGCAGGTGCTGATGCTACATTAGCAACACACTTGATTACAAACCTAGCAGAAGTTCGTAAAGACTGTATAGCAGTTCTTTCACCTGAGCGTGCCGACGTTGTAAATAACAACGGATATGAAGGTAAAGAGCGTGATGACGTTATTTCTTATCGCGACACTCTACCAAGTTCTTCTTACGCAGTTATGGATTCAGGTTGGAAATATCAATATGATAAGTATAATGATGTTTACCGATATGTTCCACTAAACGGCGATACTGCTGGTTTGATGGTTCAAACGGATCTAACACGTGATCCATGGTATTCACCTGCTGGATTTAATCGTGGTAATGTAAGAAATACAGTTAGACTTGCTTACAACCCAACGAAAGCAGATCGTGATCAACTTTATAAGAAGGGTGTTAACCCAGTTGTAACATTCCCAGGACAAGGTACGGTTCTGTTCGGGGACAAAACGATGCTCGCTAAACCTTCTGCATTTGATCGTATCAATGTACGAAGATTGTTTATCGTTCTCGAGAAAGCAATTAGCACTGCTGCTAAGTTTACTCTCTTTGAGTTTAACGATGACTTTACTAGAGCGCAGTTCGTTAATCTGGTTGAACCGTTCTTGAGAGACGTACAAGGTCGCCGAGGCATTACAGATTACCGTGTAGTTTGTGACGGTACAAATAATACTGCTGAAGTAATTGATCGAAACGAATTTGTGGGTGACATCTATGTCAAACCAAACCGTTCTATCAACTTCATCCAGTTGAACTTTGTTGCTGTTCGCTCTGGCGTTGAGTTCTCTGAAGTAGTTGGCCAATTTGGTTAATAAATAGTCTAAAAAAGGAGAACACAAATGGCATTTAACATAAATGAATTTAAGGGTGCTCTAGTCGGAGGTGGTGCTCGTAACTCACTGTTCTACGTTGAGTTAAATACGCCATTCGGCGGAGCATTACCGACTTCTCGTTTTATGGTTAAGTCTGCTCAGATTCCTGCTTCTACACTTGGTACGATTGATGTTCCATACTTCGGTCGCCAAATTAAAATCGCAGGCAACAGAACTTTTGCTGAATGGACACCAACCATTATTAACGATGAAAGTTATGAAATCCGTAACGCAATGGAAAACTGGTCTGCAAGGATTAATGCTCACATCGCTAATACTAACTCTACAGGAAGCAGCAATCCTAACAACTATAAGTCAGATGCAACAGTTGTCCAATTAAGTCAAACTGGACAAGCAATCAAAGCTTATTCGTTTGTTGGAATGTTCCCGTCCGAGGTTTCTACAATTGACCTTGCTTGGGAGACTGAAGGTATTGAAGAATTTACTGTAACTTTCCAATATGATTATTGGGAGTCAGCGTCAGTAAGCACATCTTTCCGTGAAAGAGTGGTTTCTTTCGTACAGTCTGAAATACAGAGAGCAGTTCAGCGTGGTATTGCTGGCGTAACTTTAGGCCAACAAGCTTAATATTTGAAATTGTGATTGTTGGGGGCAGTATAAATAGTATTATGCTGCCCTTAACTACTTTGACATAGGAAAATACAATGGAACTTTTCGGATTCCAAATAGGCAAAAAGAAAGAGGAAGAACAGAAACCTACTGTTCAATCTTTCGTTCCACCCCCAAGCGAAGACGGTGTACTTAATGTCACTGAAGGTGGGTTCTATGGCACTGCTATCGATCAAGATGGTGTTGTTAAAAACGAAGTAACTCTTGTCACTAGATACCGCACAATGTCACAACAACCTGAGTGTGAACGTGCGATTGACGACGTCATTAATGAGGCAATCGTAGCAGATGAGCACGATGCCCCAGTCTCTATTGTTTTGGACGATGTTGAAATGCCAGAACAAATTAGAGAAACTATGCGTGAAGAGTTTGATAATATTTTAGATCTTCTAAACTTTAATACCAAAGCATATGACGTATTCCGTAACTGGTACGTTGACGGAAGGTTGTTCTATCATATAATGATTGACACCGCAAACCCACGCAAAGGTATTCAGGAACTAAGATATATTGATCCACGAAAAATTAAAAAGGTAAGAACTGAGAAACGTAAGACTCAGTCGCAAGCAAAACCTAATAATCAATTCATACCTAAAGAATACAACGAATACTATATCTATTCAGAAAAAGGTGTAACTGCTGGTAACATGGGTGTGAAGGTAGCACCTGACGCCATTGCTTACTGTCACTCAGGTATTCTAGACGAAAACAATAAGATGGTTCTATCTAATCTCCATAAGGCGATTAAACCTATGAACCAGTTGCGTATGTTGGAAGATGCCACAGTTATCTACCGACTAGCACGTGCACCTGAGAGACGTATCTTCTACATCGACGTTGGTAATCTACCGAAAGCAAAGGCAGAGCAATACCTACGGGATATGATGGCGAAGCATAAGAATAAACTTGTTTACGATGCATCTACGGGCGATATCCGAGACGATCGTAAATTTATGACTATGTTAGAAGATTACTGGTTGCCACGAAGAGAAGGTGGTCGATCAACAGAAATTACTACACTTCCTGCTGGTCAAAACTTAGGTGAATTGGATGACGTTCAGTATTTCCGCCGTAAGTTGTACGAGGCACTTAACGTACCAACCGCACGTTTAGAATCAGACGGACAGTTTAATTTAGGTCGTGCTTCGGAGATTACACGTGATGAGTTGAAGTTTTCTAAGTTTATTGTAAGACTACGAAACAGATTTACTGAGTTGTTTAATATTTTGCTCGAAAGACAATTACTACTAAAGGGCATTATAA